CTGCTAGACGGCGGTTTCATCGTTAAGCAATCCACCGACACACCCAAAAAATCACCTACTATCAAGAAAGACCCAAAGGAGTAACCCCACATGGCAACAACAACTTACCTATCGAATTTGTCGGCATTGACCGTAAACAGCGTTTCGCTTGTTGACCAATGCACAGGAATCGTGTTCACCCAACTGCGCGAAGCATTGGACAAAACCACGCTGGCAGACACTGGCCGCACCTACACAGGCGGCCTTTACAACAACGAATGCACAATGACCCTTTTTCAGTCATACGCCGCCAGCGAGACCTACCAAACTTTGGCATCAGTCGTTGGCACAGCGACCACCGTTGTTGCAACTGTTGTTGAAGGCGCAGTAACCAAAGTGTTCACGTTGACTGGCTGCTATCTCGAATCAATGCCAGTAATCAACGGCGCGTTAGGCGAACTAAGCACCGTAGATTTGACATTCACAGGTGGCGCGCTAAGCGTCAGTTGATAACGGCCTAACGGCCCGACACGAAAGGCAATAATGAAAATCAAATTAAAAGTCACCCCGACCCCTGACGGGCAGGTTCACGAAGTATCAACAAATTTGTTGTGCATCGCGGAATGGGAAAAACAAGAAAACCGCAAAGTTTCTGACGGCCGAGGAATCGGCGTCATGGACATGGTTTTTTGGGCGCACTTCATGTTGAAGTTAAGCGGCCTAAAGATCGAGCCAACAGCCAAACAATGGTTGGAAGCACACCCTGACATGGAAATTGAAGCGGTGGATCAAACAAACCCAAACCCTACGGTCGCGGAACTTACCGAAGGCAACTAGCCGAACTGTTAGTTGCAACAGGGTATTTTCCGCCGCACATAGAATTTGACACACGCGACCTGCTTACCGTCATTAATGTTTTGAACGAGCAAGCAAAGGAAAAACGGCGATGAGCGTGACAACTTCAGTAAACGTGTTCGGGGTTCAATCAGCGCTTAAAGAATTAAACAAGATCAACCCGAAACTGCGCCGTCAATACACCAAACGTTATAAAGACATAGTTAAACCTGTAATCACCCAGGCAAAAGCGGCGTTCCCCAACGAACCGCCATTGTCGGGCATGGGCAGATCACACACACGTTTAGGCGGCTGGGATGGTGGCCTAGTCAAAAAAGGTGTCATTGCAAAGATCAACACACGCAAAGGCCGAAGCGATGAAGTGGCCGTTTTTATGGTTCAGCAACGCACAGGCTGGGGTTCGATCTTTGACATTGCAGGCCGAAACAACGCATCGTCACGGTTTGTGCAAAACCTTATGAACAAAGGCTACGGCAACGCATCACGCGCAATGTGGCCAGCATACGAATCAAATGCAATACAAGTGCAAAGCGCTGTGATTGACTTAGTTGGCGATGTAATGCGCGACGTAAACAGAAACTTGGTCATTGATGGCAATTAAAATTCCAATCATTTCGGAATTCAACCCGAAAGGCATCAACGCCGCCAAGGCAGAATTTGCTTCGCTTCAAAGCACAGGATCAAAAGCGATGTTCCTGTTGCAACGCGCTGTCGTTCCAGCGGCCGCCGCAATCGGCACAATCACCCAGGTCATCGCCCCAGCGATTCGAGCCGCATCAGATTTTCAAGAAGCCACAGGCAAAGTCAATGTCGTATTCGGGCGCGCATCAAAAAGCATTAAAGACTTCGCCAACAATGCGGCGCGCGACCTAGGCCAATCAAAGCAATCGGTACTTGATGCGGCTGGCGTGTTCGGCACGTTCGGCAAAGCGGCAGGACTAGCAGGCGAAGATTTAGCGACGTTCACAACCGATTTTGTAAGCCTTTCAACCGACTTGGCATCGTTCAACAACACAACCCCTGAAGAAGCCATTCAGGCCATTGGGGCGGCCTTACGTGGCGAGTCAGAGCCATTGCGCCGCTACGGCGTACTGCTGAACGATGCGGTACTTCGACAAGAGGCAATGACACTTGGCATTTATGACGGCAAAGGCGCGTTAACAGCACAACAAAAAGTTTTGGCTGCACAATCAGCAATCTACAAACAAACGGGCGATGCACAAGGCGACTTCCTGCGAACTAGCGACGGCCTAGCAAACAGCCAACGATCATTGACCGCCGAATTTGAAAACATGCAAATTGAATTGGGTCGCTACCTGTTGCCCAAAATGCAAGAATTCACAAACGCATTGCTGGACATTTCTGATTGGGTAAAACGAAACCCAACCGTTTTTAGCAAAATTGGCGAAGTATTTGGATTTATTGCCGAAAAGATATTGGCGGCAACGTCACCATTAGCACGATTTTTTGGTTTGCTTAAAGGGTTAGGCGGTTTAGTTGGTGGCGCAGAAAAGGCAACGGGCGCATATAACAACGAATTAGGCAGGTCAGCAACCCAGCATATGCGAATGGCCGATGAAGCAGGGCTATTTAACAAGGCTTTGATGGATTCCCAAAAAGAACTTGGCGGTGCAAGAAAAGAAGTCGAATCCTATGCGGCCGCATTCCGTGACAAATTAGGTGATGCGTTAGAAAACGCAAAAGACGGCCTGCAATCCGCCAAGGATGCGTTTACCGATTTTGCAACGTCAGTTGCTGACAGCCTAAAATCTGCGTTCAATTTTGCTGAAGCACAAGAAGCAGGAAAAGAAACAGGCGGCGGATTCCTACAAGGTTTGCGCGATCAAGTCGCAGGGATCATTGGTTACACCAAAAAGGTTGACGACCTGCTAACTATGGGTTTAAGCCAGGATGCGTTAGCGCAAGTGTTGGCGGCTGGACAAGATGCAGGAACAGCAATTGCGGATCAACTTATCGCAGGCGGCGCGGTTGCCATTGAAGAAACAAACGCGCTAGTCGAATCAACAAACATTGCGGCTGCCAAGGTCGGTTTGAATGCTGCGACGCAGTGGTTTCAAGCAGGCATTGACAGCGCGACAGCCGTCGTGAACGGTATTCAGGCTGAATTAGACAAACTGACACCAAAACTGATGGCCAAAATGGATGCAATAGCCGCCAAACTAAAACGCACCGTCAGCATTGATGTTGTAATCACCGAACGTGTCAACCGTATTGTGGCAAATCTTGGCGGTATCCCAGCGATGGCCGAAGGCGGAATCGTCACTAAACCCACACTGGCCCTGATCGGTGAAGCAGGCCCTGAAGCAGTAGTTCCATTATCCAAAATGGGCAGTGGCGGCGGTGATGTGCATATCAACGTCAACGGTGGTTTAGCAACTAGCGCCGACATTGGGCAAAGCGTATTAAATGCGCTACGTGCTTATTCGCGGAGTGCAGGGCCGCTTGCCCTGAACATTGCCTAATGGCTGGAATCGCGGTTGTTAATTCGGGCAATTATGACCTGAAAATTGACACAGGTTTTACGGTTGATGCGTTCATTCTTGATGATGCACTAAAAGGTGTTTTAGATAACACCGAATATGTGCTTGATGGAACAACACAATTTGCATCGGTGCTGGATTCAACACAATCAATAAGCGTGAAACGCGGCCGTCGCGATGTGGGCGATTCGTTTAGCGCTGGCACAATGTCGTTCACAATTCTTGACGTGGCAGGGATTTTTAATCCGTTTGATCAAAATTCGCCTTTCTTTGACACAAACCAAAATGTTCCAGGACTTGCCCCAATGCGCGAAGTTGAATTCATCCGCTACGACGACCTAGACCAACCCGAATCGTTGTTTAAAGGTTATGTCGTGAACTATGATTACAACTTCGCATTGGGCGGTTTGGACACTGTAACGGTGTATTGCGCTGACCAATTTTATTTGTTGTCACAAACCTTTTTAGACGAACTAAACGTCACACCCGAAACATCGGGCGAACGTATAGAAACCGTTCTTGATTTGCCTGAAGTGGATTTCCCCGCCGCGGCCCGTGACATTGATTTAGGAACAGTCAACCTAGGACACGACAGCGACTATACGGTGCAGGCTGGAACAAACGCCCTAACCTATCTTTCACAAATAAACGACACCGCAGAATTCGGCAGATTGTTCATGTCACGTTCGGGCGACATCACATTTCAACCGCGCGTCGGTGCAACCCTTTCGGGATCGGTTGCAGATTTTAAAGACGACGGAACAGCAATCCCCTATTTTGGTTTAGGAATTTCATTCGAAGCCGACGCCGTAACAAACAGGGCAGTGGTCACAGGCTTAGACGGCAAGACAGCCACAGCCGAAGATTTGGCATCCATCGCCACATACTTCATCCAAACTGCCAGCATCACAAACAGCCTGTTACACGAACAAACCGAAATTGATGATGCCGCCGCATACTTACTAAACCCAAACCCTGAAGCCAGGTTTACGTCAGTTGAAACCGCGTTCCTATCGCTGACCGATGCCCAACGTGACACGGTAGCCATCGTTGATATTGGCGACACGGTAACGATTGAAAAGACTTTTCCGACAGGGCCAACTACCACCACCCAACTGGCGCAGGAATTAAGCGTAGAAGGCGTGGAACACTATTTGGATTTTGTGTCGGGGCATCGAATGTTGATCAGTACCGCCCCTACAACCATTGTGTTTGAACTAATTTTGGATGACCCGATCTATGGCACACTTGACGCCCTAAATGTCTTAGGATAGGAATCATGGCACTACCAGTTACCTTTGTCGCAGGCGATGTTCTTGAAGCCGCACAATTAAATTCTAACTTTACCTACCTTGAGGGTGCAGGCGGTTTTACGCTAATTAAAAGCGAAACGATCGGAACAACAGTTGCATCAGTAACGGTCACGGATGCGTTCAGCGCAACTTATAACGCCTACAAAATCATCGTTGACGGCGGTGTTGGTTCAGCAACCGCGCTACTGCAACTTAAGTTGGGCGCTACGGCAACGGGCTATTACGAAGCCGTAATTCGAGCCAACTATTCAACAGGAACCGTTGACTCTGGGTCAGGCGCAAACCAAACAAGTTTTTCACGTGCCGGCAACGTCAACGCAAACTACATTAACTTTGCGGTGGATGTAATTAACCCGTTTACTGCAAAATATACGCTTGTTAACGGCATGTGGATAAGCCTTACACAAGGCGGCCAATTCACGGGCTACCTAGCAGACACCACAAGTTACACGGCGTTTACGCTTACACCAGCGTCAGGCACATTGACTGGCGGAAACATTAAAGTTTACGGATACAAGGCTTAAAGACTTATGACATACGAAGAAGCAATCGCAATGTACCCACACGATCAAGTACACATACAAACTGACGGCATAGTGCGTTTAATGACCCCTGCCGAATACGAAGCCTTTATTGAACGTCAAGTCAACTATCAGCCTGAATAATGCGATGGCGACCGTTTATAGGTTACGCGCTACTCATAGCCGTAATTTGGTGGTCGTGTAGTGGATGCACAATTAGCAAAAGCAATACAACGTACCAATGCTTTACTAAGGCCGCCTGTGAATAAAACACCTGAACAACACCACGCAGGGCTAATAGTTTTTGTTGGGCGCATCATGGCTGCATGTTTTGCGTTTACCATCATTGCATTCATATACGGAATTCTTTTCGTTGACCAACCAATGGAACAAGCCCCAACAGATGCCCAAATCATTGACCTGCTTTCCACATTGTGCGTATTCCTAACAGGCACATTGTCAGGCCTTGTTGCTGGCAATGGGCTAAAATCTAAACCAAAAGACAAAGGGGCAGACGATGAAACCAAATGACAAAGCCATGCTTGCTAGTTATGCGCGATCAGTTGTTGCAGCCGTACTAGCGGTTTATTCGACAGGAAACACAGACCCAGCAGACCTAGGCAAAGCCGCACTTGCCGCACTTGTGCCAGTTCTTGCGCGCTATGTTAACCCGAAAGATTTGGCATTTGGTCGTGGCCGTACCCCACAAGCATAAAATTGTCAGGCCTGCGAGCCTGTTGCACGTCACCCCAGGCGAAGTGCCATTGAATTTATTGGTGGATGTTAAGCCATACGGCAAACTTCATTTGTTAGCGGCCGACGCTTGGATGGCGTTTCGTGCGCGAGCATTTGCCGAAGGAATCAAAACATTTAAACCCACGTCAAGCGCCGACACATACCGATCATTAGCAACCCAAACCATTGCGTGGAATGATCGAATGCAACTAACCCCAATAGAGAATGTCAAACCGCGCGTCTATCAGGGCAAAAATTGGTATCTAAAAAAAGGCAAAGCACCGATCGCGCAACCTGGCCGATCAAACCACAACCTAGGTTTGTCAGTTGACGTGTCTGAAGCATCAGGCGAACGATTGGCGTTCATGGCACAATTTGCAGCGCTGTACGGCTTCACATGGGAACTAGATTCCGAGCCTTGGCACATCAACTACTACGTCGGCGACCGTGTTCCAGCCCT